TTAGAACATGTTTCCGATCTTAGTAATCACATTCTGTTTGCCTTCATCAGTTCCGTTGTTATAGAACATGGACATGTCCAACTTTGAGTGTCCTAAAATATTGGCAATGTCTCGTGGATTTATTCCCTCTATTCCAAAGGCTATGGTAGAAAATGCGTGACGTAGTTTATGTGGCCAAACATGAATACCGGTATCTTGACTTATTCTTTGGAACACTTGGGTTAATTGAGTATAGCGAACGTGATTTCCCCAGTGGCTTACAAATATGAAGTCATCAGGGGACATGATTCTGCCTTTCTTGGCGTAGACTTTCTTAGTTTCCTTAATAGCTTGATTAACATATTCCTCTACAAGAGGAGTCATAGGTACCCAACGTTTAGATGAGTGTGTTTTAGGTTCTGTTACTTCTCCGTGAAGATTAAGAACTTCAAATACACCAATCATGTTGTCTTTAACGTATTTCAACTTAATACCGTCTATCTCTTCATGGCGTAGTCCTAGAGTAGCCAACATTGCCATGGCTCGTTCTTGAGTGGATAAACTTGGCGATAACTTGATATAATTGAATACTTTTTCAAACTCCGATCTAGTCATTGAAGTATCACGTGGTTTTGTACCTGATATTTTGATTTTCTGGATCGGATTTTTTGGTATGTCATCATTGACTAATGCGTCTGCAAACACACTAGAAACAATATGACTAAATGTAGAAGCAGTATTGTGAGCGTAGTTCTTGTCTTTGATGAGTTTAGTTATCCAACGTTGATAATCACCACGTCTAACATCAATCATTAGCGTGTCGCCCCAATCAGGGTAAAAACGCTTTTTAAACATTGATTTTGATCGTGCATATGTTGAATAACGCCAAGAACCATTGTTTAGTTTCTCTTCACAATATTGTTCAAAATACTCCTCAACAGTAAGCGTTGTATAACCAGTTTCAGATTCAAGATCAGATATGATTGACTGCTTCATAGAACGCGCCATATCAAACGAAGTAATGCCTTGGCGTTCTACTTGATGACGCTTACCACGAATAGTAATAGTAAATCTAATACGCCAGCGTTTCCCTTTATCAGTCATATAACTTTGTATTTGGGGATCACGGCGTTCTTTTTTATAAGTATATTTCAAAATAATTGTCCTTTCTAAACCACTTTTGTCGATAGCAAGGTGTTTAGAAAGAGGGCAGTTTAACGGCATGACTTTGTGGCCTATGTACGCCCAAAGAGGGCATTAATTATTTATTGAGATTTGCTATTGCATAGTCAGCTTGTGCAGTAGTGAATTTTTCACCAGCAGCGGACACTAATTGATCATGAATTGAATCTACTGACATACTCATTTTTTCTTGATAGGTTTTTGCTTTATTTAACGCATTTTTATTGTAATCTGCTTTAACATTATCAATGGCATACTGTGCAGCATCAGCAGGAAATTTTTCACCGGCTTCAGATGTGAGTTGGTCATAAATTCCTTGTTTAGACATACTCATTGTGTCAGAGTATGTCTTTGCTTTTGCCAAGGCAGCACTGAATTCTGCTGAAACTTTTGGCTTGGAAGATGAACTACTTTTGGATGATGATTTTGATGGTGAAGAAGATATTGTTTTGGAGGAAATGTTTTTAGTGGCCATGCTACCAAACATTACAATAATAACAATCGCTACAATCCAAAACAAAACACGTTTGTAAATGGGCTTCTTTTGCACATATGTGTTGCCGTTCTCATCTACAATCTTTTTACTCATAAAAAACTCCTTTGCCTTTTAACGTGGTTGCTTGGCACGTACTACTTATTTTATTTAACGTTTAACAATTTCTGATAAAACAATGGGCTCTAAATAACTGCCAATTCCAAATACGTGCATAAATTCTAAATAACGCTCTGGTAAAAAATCACCATCTGGAAAATACATATTCAGTAATCTAATAATAGCATTTCGGTTGGCACGTCGTTCTTCGCTACGTTTACCCAAGGGAGAGAAATTGTAGATCTGAATGTTACCATGATCTGCATTGATAACATGATCCAACTCATGGGCTAATCTGAACGGAATTGAGTAATTTGTATCAAAATTGGGATTGATATTTATCCAACGTAAAGAGGGTGTTGCTGTATCTGGTTCACTAGATGGACCAGATATTTTACTAACATAAATATCATTGCTTCTAGCTAAATCTTGTAGTTCTTCATAATAGTGTTCGTGTAATGCTTCATGCTGCATACATAGTAGGTCTCCTGGTGATTATTTCTTACTAGGCTTACGATTACCGTTTTCGTCAATTTCCCATTGCCCAGTATCAATCATTGTCTGAGCAAAAGCACGTAACTGTGCTACATATTCTGGAGACAATTCAGCACCATCAAATGAGAGGATATCATCAATAGCCAAATCAGAAGGGTGATTTTTATTCTCTAGGGGCATAGTCATTTCATCTGTACGACCAAGAAGATAATCGGTTGAGACGTTCAGGACATCGGCTACCTTTTGAATAGTTGAAGGTTTTGGTTCGTGAATATCCCACTGGTAGATACCTGATTTTGATATACCAACTTGTTTGGCTAGTTTTTCTATAGATAATCCTCTTTTTTAGCGGTATCTTTTGTACGTGAAAGTAGCGTCATAATAATCTTTTCTCCAAATGTGTACAAGAAAAGTCTAATAAGTTAGAAATATATGTTTACAAGTCTAACTAGTTGTACTATAATAATTCTTGTAAGTTACTTAGTAAGCTAAAAGCAAAACAAAAACACTTACGTATTATCTATCTTGGCGGAGGGATAAAGGCGTTTAGTACATTTGTTATGCGTATTTACTATGTCATTATAGTCTAAATTATCAGACTTGTAAATAAAAACTTATAAGTAATCATACAAAACTTAGTAAGTTTTAGAGGAAGGAGACACCATGACAGAACAAATGATTGTTAACGCTGCCCGTGAATTTAAAAAGCGTGTCAAAGATGCGCTTTACGATCGAGAGATGACACAGCGAGATTTGGCCAAAGCTATAGGTGTTAGTGAAGCGACATTGAGTTTAGCTATCAACACATACGCTGTTAACAAGCAATCGCGAGAAGTTAGAAATAAGGTACGTCAACTTTTGAATATTGAAGATGTATAAACGACTTTCCAACTATGGTCATTGAAATATTGAAGAGTATGGATATAGTCGTCTTCGAATATTTCTCCTTCTCCTTCGGAAGAAAGATAAAATTTTTTATCGAATGTATTGCGTTTCATATTATTATTTCCTTTTTTACTAGGCACTGCAATGCCAGTAACTAAAGGATAGCGCTGTAATAACCACAAAAGATAGCAAGGTGTAAATATGGAAACAAATGAAACGATTGAAGCATTGTCCCGGCTGTTGAACGAAACAGTCGGCGAGCTTCAAAAGTTAAAAGAACAAGACGTTGCCTATGTTTGGAATAGTGATAAAAAAGCTTATGAAGAACTTGGCATTGGTAGAACGTATTTTGAAAAGATACGTCACAAACTACCACACATTGAAATACCTGATGAAAAACAGGAAGCGTAGGGATTGTATATCCGAAGAAAGCCGTTAAGCAATGGCTAGACGAACATACAACAACGTATTAATCGCAACAAAAAAGCACCTAAACGGACGAGGTTTAGATGCGGAAGCTGTAATCTAGATTAGGATTTACAGCTCCGATTATATCAAAAATAAGAGGAGAAAACAAAATGCAAGAAGTTATCAAAATTAATCAAAACGAACAAGGTGAGGCACAAGTGAGTGCTCGAGAGTTATACCAAGCATTAGGAGTGAAGAAACGTTTTAGTGCCTGGTTTACACAAAACAGTGACCAATTAATTGATGGTGCAGATTTTACAGGTGTACTTGGAGGTACACCCGTTAAAGGTGGTAATGGAAATGTTCAATATTTACAGGATTACTCGTTAACGGTAGACGCTGCAAAACAAATTGCTTTAATGTCTGGTACTGAAAAAGGTAAGCAAGTCCGTATGTACTTTATTCAAGTGGAAAAAGCATGGAATAGTCCAGATCAAATCATGGCTCGAGCGTTACAAATTAGCAAAATGAAGCTTGAGAATAGGGATAAGCTAATTGCCGAAATGAAACCAAAGGCATTGTTTGCCGATGCAGTAGCGACTAGCGAAACAAGTGTATTGGTAGGGGAATTAGCTAAAATACTTAAACAAAACGGTGTCGACACTGGTGCCACACGATTATTCAGTTGGTTACGTAATAATGGCTACTTAATCCGTCGCAAAGGCACTGACTATAATATGCCAACGCAGAAAAGTATGGAATTAAGATTATTTGAAATTACCGAAACATCAATCACTCGAAGTAATGGCAGCATCACAGTATCAAAGACACCAAAAGTGACGGGTAAAGGTCAACAATACTTCATCAACAAGTTCTTGAAAGAGAAGGTGGGCTAATATGATCGCAATTAATATCTTAATCGTAGTAATCGTTGTTGGGTGGTTCATCTACAAAGAAAATATTGATTGGTGGCTCACGATCAAAGCTATCAAGCGTGAATTGCGAAAAGGCAAGCCAGTACATTTCTATACAGAAAATGATGAAATATGCATTAGTAACATTGCTGATTTGAAGCAAGAAACCGTGTGGTGGTGGATATGAGATATGTACCAGATATCACAGAACGACACGATAGCACGTGGGGTGATCAATTCTATTACGAAAAACAAGACAGGCGAGAGTTTTTAGAACATGAAATCGAAATATCTAAGCAAGAAATAGATGGTTGCAATGATTACATTGCTGAGTGTGAAGAAGAGTTATCAGAGATGGGAGCAGATTAATGGCAAATGATGTAGCGAAAATGCAGAAGATGATTAACAGCGACAAAATGACAAAACATTTTGAAGATATTTTGAAAGACAATGCTGCTGGTTTCTTAAGTGGGCTATCGACAGTAGTGGCGTTGAACCCAGACTTGGCCAAAACAAATATTGCCGATTTGACCAGTATTGCCATGCGCGCAGCAGTGCTTGATTTATCGGTTTTGCCTGACTTGGGTGAAGCCTATGTCATACCGTATGGTAAAAACCGGAAAATTGATGGCAAGTGGGTCACAACTGATGTTAAACCACAATTTCAGTTAGGTTATCGCGGCATTATCAAGTTAGTTCAGAATACGGGGCGCGTTGGTCGTATCGGGGGTAGCGTGGTCTATGAAGCGAATAAGCCACATTATAACTACGTGTTTGATGAGTTCCGAATGGATAACGAAGACTATGATCCCTATGTTGATGGTAAGAGTCCCGTTGCGGGTTATATTGCCTTTTACTATTTAGATGGTGAACGCATTGTTAAGTATTGGCCATTACAGAGAGTGGTCGAGCATGCCCTAGAATTTAGCCAAACATTTAAGGGATTAGATTACAAAGATAAGTATGGTAACAAACCTAAAACGCCTTGGTATTCAGACTTTGATGCTATGGCCATTAAAACAGTGATGAAGGATTTGCTTAAGTTTGCTCCCAAAACAACTAAGGTAGCACAAGCCATGGCCGAAGATGACCGTTCAGAACGAGAAGTTCGTGATGTAACGCCTGATAATGCACCGCAACAGCAAGTAGTTGAAGCCAATAATCAAACGAGTGCAAGTGCAGTCATTGAACCGGAACCAACTACTGAAACGCCTAAGGCACCTGCCACTGAACAACCACAACAAAATGCAAAAACAATAAGTGATAATCCATTTGCTGATGATGCTAATGCCGGGTCTTTGTTTAATAATTTGGAGGATGTGAAATGAGTGAAGTAAAAACAGTTTTACCAGTCGTAACTTTTGAAAATGGCGTTGCCCAAGGTTTTGAAGATTTGCGTGCCATGTTGCGTGGCGTTCAAGTTGTGGCTATTGAAGACAAGATTGATGCGCAACAGATGGCAGCTTTGAAAAAGGACATGAAGTTCGTATCGGATAACATCAAAAAGTCCACCAAACAAGCTGTTAAAGAGTATGAGAATCAACTACATGAACAGAATGGCACGTTGTTTGCTATTCAAGATACGGCAGACAGTATTATTGCGGATATTACTGAAAACCAAAATGTTTATAACACAGGCAGGCTTAAAGAATTAGAAGTTGTCTTACAAAAAGAAGTTGATGAACGTAATGAAAATTATCAACTAAAAGTACCGTTGACGATCAAAGCGGACTGGTTAAAGATGAGTAACTTTACGGCAACCGGTAAACCAACTAGTGCTTTAACAAAGTTATTGAATTTGGAATTTATCAAAGCAAAATCGGAAGAGAATAAAGTACCTGAAATTACTGAAGATGAACGCTTTAAACGAGCATTGAAATATCAGTTTGCTAAAGTGTGGGAACAAATTGAAGATGATGATATCTATAGTGGTGCTGATATCAAGAATCTACTGAAGCCGATTGCAAGTGAATTTGGTTAGAGGGATGATATATGGCTAATAAGAAAAAACCAATCTACTTTTGGCTGAGACTTGACAACAATTTCTACAAAAATTTAGCTATAAAAAAAGTTAGAAAAATGGCTGGTGGCGACACCATGGTAGTTATATACCAGAAAATGATGTTGAGCTCTCTAGACACCAGCGGAGTCATTTATTACGAAGGTATCTACGGAAAACTTGAAGAAGAATTAGCGTTAATGATTGATGAAGAGGTGGAGCAAGTTGCAATGACTTTATCATATTTCACCAAGGCTGGTTTAATCCAAATAGATGATAATCAAAACGTTGAAATGTCACAAGTATCAGCATTAATTGACCAAGAAACTAATTGGGCTAGATACAAAAGAGAACAACGAAAAAGCAATAAATTGGACAATGTCCAATCGTTGTCCAATGAGCGTCCAACAGAGATAGAGTTAGAGAAAGAGATAGAGATAAAGAAAGAGACAAAGTTAGAGAAAGATGTAGATGTAGAAGACGAAAAAGCAAAAGAGGACGACAACGCGAAAGCTTATGAATCTCTTGTTTCACTTTTCGAAGAAAATGGTTTCGGTACTATTGGTGGTTTGGTATCAACTGATATCTCTAACGAACTAAAAGATTTTGCTGAAGCTAATAATGATGATTATCGGGAAGCATACAAAGTAATTCTATTAGCGATTAAATTGGCAGTATCTAACGGAGCATGTAAGTTTAGCTATGTTTGGTCTATTACGAAAGGTTGGTACCAGAAAAAGTTATTCACGGTAAAAGACATTGAAGCCTCTGAACAAAAACGCAAAGATGAAAAATCTAAGCAAAGTCGAAATAGTTTTAACAGGCGTCCGCAAAAGCAGGAACCTGAGAAGGCTGTTATTAGCGAATCTGAGCAGGTTAGATCATATAGTGATGACGAATACCAAAAAGCAATGGAAAAGCTCAAGAACCTCAAAACAAAGGCAGAATAATGACAACCTAGATAGCAGGTAATTTGGACAATAAAAACCGAGCCAGAAATACACACCAATGGATTTAAGGATTGCACCTGATGGGCTGTGTGTATTCTGATTCGGTCATTCAAATGATTGCTCACTTGAATATAGTAAGTTTAGCATTTGGTGATTAACTCAAAAGTAAAACCAAGATAAAGATTTAATAACAACATTTCTGAGATGAGACTGGTCAGTCTTACATCGATAATGGGAGAGAGATGTCATGTTATTAAAAATTATCTTGGCTTGCAAGCAAATACATTGGTAAAAAATCTCATATAAACTTTTTAAAGGAGAGATCTTCTTGCAACTTCATGATAACACTTTCTGAAAATAAATGTTGTTTTTCATGAAAATAAAAAGCCGGAGCAAATACTCCAGCTTGAGAAGTGTAAAGAAGTTAAGAAAGTTGAGTAACTAATTCATTAGCAATAAACACTTCACCAGTAAAGGATAACACTAATACCTTGGTTAAGGAAATGAAATGGGTAAACGTGAACCATCTATCAGTATGCTTATATCTTTAGCGAACTATTTTGATGTCACGATTGATTATTTAATTGGGAGATAAAATTTGCTTGATACAACGACAAGCTTTGATTTTAAAACAGAATTGATTAACAAACCGCATCCCCATAATGGCATGGTTTTCAATACCAAACTAAAGCGCGCAATTCCAAATAAAAAAGAGCGGGCTTACCAAGCTGAATTGCAGTTACAAATTGCACGCTACATGCATAACAACAAAATCAGTATGTTTGGCAAGGTGCCACTCTACGTTGAATATGAGTTTGGTTTTGAGCCATTGAAGTCATTTAGTAAAAAGGACCGAGTAGCTGCCTTATTGAGAAAGTTATTGCCGGTTAGTAATCGCAATCAAGGTGACTTAGACAACCTTGAAAAAATCAACACAAGATGTTTTGAATGGTTTGGCCATTGATGATGATCGTTTTATCGTCGCCAAGTATTCAGTGAAATATTATACGGAGAAGCCATGCGTGGCTATCCGAATTAAGGAGTTAGAGATTTGAAATTATTAGTGATTGGACACCGATCAGGAACTGTTTATTTTACGGGCACACATCCCGAATGCACCCGTTTTATTAACGATAGGGCAATTAGACGTAAAACTAAAAAAGGTGTCTCAGGGGTATCAGCATTTGGTTTTAGTGAAGCGCTATGGATTCAGAAAGGGTAAAGCAATAATGACACACAGACCGGTTTATTATGATGTGCGCAGAAATGGTGAAACATTGTTTAGCGACACAGACAAGAATAAAGCGTTGGAACAGTTAAAAGCGTTTAACATGAGCGCTGAAGTTAACGGCGAGAGCAAAGCGGTGCTAGTAAGGGACTATGGGAGATAAATATGACACAAAATAAGTATTGTGAATTTTGTGAAGAAGTAACAAGGTGTTACCGAGATGACCAAATATGGTATGGAAATCTAGTTAAAACATACTTTTGTTCTGAATGCCAAAAGAAAGTTGAGTGATTATGCGAGAGACTAGATTTAGGGCATGGGATAAAGAGGAAAGTAAGTATATTAATATTGAAAAATTCTACATTAGTCCATATGACGGAGCAGTTATTGATATGGGCGGTTATGAATATCGAGACGCCGTTTTGGAACAATACACAGGACTTAAAGATAAAAACGGTGTCAATATTTATGAGGGCGATATCGTTCAACATTATGAAAGTAAAGAAGATATTTCGATTGTTAGATTTGGAGAATTTGGTGTTCCGAATATGGCAGAAGAGGTTTATCAGGACCGTGCGGTAGGCTTTTATTACGAAAATGCAAGCAACTTAAAAACGTAGCACCTTTTGATATGACCGTGCCGGTTAACACAATATACACACAAAATGCTGAAGTTATCGGTAACATACACAAGAACACGGAATTATTACAGGAGTGATTGCTAGAAATATAGCAGCGACCAAGAGAGAGTTACAAGAAGTCGTATAGAGCACTGTCCTGAGCATGACATTAAACTGTTACTAAACATATAACCCAGTGGAAAGAGTTCGTTTAGTATTAAGCCACAGAAGTACCCTGTGGCGTACATAACTATTTGGAGGAAGTATTATTTTGGCAGATAAGATTGATGCAGTATTGAGAGATTATTTTACCGGTGCTCTGGATTTGAAGATTATACAAAGAAAACGTGAGTTGGATAGCGTTGGCTCCACTGATGAAAATGTGGGCGGTGGTCGTGCGCAAAATAAGCACACCCGTCCGTTAGATGATATGCTTATCCGTTACGAAAGTGATTATGAGTTACAAGCTTTATTTCGGCAACGTCGTATTATGAAAGAGTGGTTATCATCTGGTGTGTGTGACAAGGAAACCAATGAGATATTGAAATTGCACTATGGTAAGAAGTATACATGGGACAAGATATCCAATGAGTTATTTATTGGGCGCAACACAGCGATTCGCAAGCGAAATTGGTTTAAGCGAGTGTTGGCGGTTCAGATGTGAATAGACTGTTAAGATAATGAAAATTAACCATTATTTTAAATTAAATTGCAATAAGTGAGTATTTTTATGTACAATAAAGGTATATCTAAGAGAATATTGAGGCTTTTGATGAGACTTGAAAATTCAGCTATTTTTCCCAGTAGCCTTGTAAATCAAGAATACAGACCCGTCGCGGACTATGTAAATAGTCCGCGTTTATCCATCATTGAAAAACAATTATTGAAATTTGTTCTGAAAAAGATCAATGGTTTAAGTAATCGTATTCTTTACCAATATTACATAGGTAAAAGAAATTCGACGTATCGTTTTATACCATATGATACTAGTAATGGAGATCCCATATTAGGTCAGAATTCTAAAGGTGAAGATAACTACATTGATGTTGTGGTGGTCAAGAGAATTTCTAGTTCGTCTGAAGACGTCTATGAGGCGCGTTTAGAATTAAATGAGAAAAATATACAAAGAATTTGTACGAGACTATTTTTTGGAATTCCAAGTAAAAATGGCGAATTAAGAACATATACTCACTACTTAGATAAAATACCCTTATTTTCACGTAGTGGTGCTACTAATCAGGAAACAAATGAGTGTGCTGATTCGTGTGGTTATGTCTTGAAGAATATAAATTATCAGCAGACACATATACAAGGTTATATACAAGAGAGGATAGAGATATGAAGAAATTGGATGAAAAGTTAGTGGATACATTATCTCAAGATATGTTCAATTACTCTTTGAAATATGATGTTGATTTAGTAGATATTTTAAGTGTAGCTCCTTATAATATTCCGGTTAATGATGTTCAGCGACTAGGTAGTGGGAATCCCTTTGTCTCTGAGTATTCATTTGAAAAAATAAGTAACGCACTCTCTTATTTGAGTATACAAAAAAACTAGATAAAAATTTTGGCAATGGTACTGCTAATGTGAGAGTTGAGCGTAAAGATATTTATGGTTATTTTAAAAATAATAATTCTTATCGTACACAGATCAATAGCACCACTACTATAAAAGAGGAAGATAGCTTTGCATACGCATAAGTTGTCTAATCATTGAGGAATATATCTATATGAAAATTAAGTATTGGCTGTATAGAATAAATAATTTGGAATACCACTTTAATGAGACGTTTCCATGGGATCGTAAAAAGGGAAATGAAAATTGTAACATGAATATTGATAATATTCGTGTTATATCTAATGAACAATCTAGTAAAGTTAGTATTGCTTTTAAAGTCACATTGATATCACACTATGATAATGTCGATGAGGAGTTTAGATTAATAAAGTTTGATTATAAATACATATTTGACATGGAAGATTTTCCGTTGAATGATGCTGAGTATATAAATAATTTTGTATTTAAGCACGGCTTAGAAGCAGCATTATTTAGTGTAAAAGATGTAATCAAAAAGATAACAGACTTAGATTATCAACCAAGAATAAATGTAAATATGATTGCTGTTCCTTTTGATGCAGAAAACGAAAGCACAGAAAATATCTAAAATGGTTTTTAAAACATTTTAGATATTAATATAAATGACAATTTTTTCTGTGGATAACTCAACCCCTAAATATGGTGGTACTATTTTGGTACTTTTTGCCTAAAAAATGGTGTTAATATTGTAATATCGAAAAGAGTCAGACAAAAGTATGTGTGGCTCTTTTTATTTGCGTATCATTATTCAGAGGATAATTGAGTATGAATGATGAATACGCAAAAATATAGTTAAATAGATGAAAGACACTCCATATTGTTGTGATTTTTATTGGATTAATTGTACGGTTCGTCTCTTGTTTGGCATAGTGATTTTGTTGTTCAACGTTTTCCAGTAGTACAATCATGCCATTGGAGGTTGAAAGTGTGAAAGACATAGGTAATTATTGGGAATACTTTATAGAATGGATTAAGAGATTAAATTGGGGTACCGTTCCAGATTGGTTCGGTGCGTTAGGAACGATTGCTGCTGTTTTTGTAGCCGTTTACTTACCGTACCGAGCAACCAGACCAAGAGGAAAAGCTGAATTGGAATCTATGTATTACACTCCACAAGTTGAGTTAATGGGGTTTAAAGTGTCTTTTTACAATACAGGGTCAACTGCAATAAATATCCGTAGCCTATCTATTGGCCTAGTTGGTAGTACAAAAATGTTGCTTTTATCTATGGAATTTTTAGGCGGAGTTATTCAACCAGGAGAGGGATATTCTACAGGTTGTAACGCAGTCGGTGTTTATAAGACTCTTAAAGACATTTATGGTCCGAATAAAAAAGTGAAAATATATCCCAAAGTAACTGATTCTATTGGAAATATATATACTGGAAAAGTAATATCTTTGAGTTTGAAATCTATGAGGGAAGATTTGAAGTTTCAGTATCAATATTATAATTTGAATCCACAAGCTGCTAACGCAGAAAATGAGGAATTATTTAATACTAAAAAAATCGATTGAGATATGAATCATGTTACTTAAATTTAATGTGAAAAATAAACTTATTTTAACAAATAGGATTTTAAAATTAAGAGAGAAAAAACTTTACGAGAAAGCGGGGGGTTACCAAATGTGGTAGCCTTTTTATTTTGTGACAAGAGTAAACATTTACTATCAAAAAATGTAGAAAGGAGAGCAGATTGGACAAATTAACAACAAAACAAAAACGCTTCTGTGAAGAATACGTGAAACTTGGAAATGCAACTAGAGCCTATCAAGTTGCTGGATACGCTGTGAAAAGTGAAACGAGTGCAGCATCGTCAGCAAACAGAATGTTAAGAAATGTTAAGGTTAAATCCTATATTGACGGGCTTATGGGCGATTTGAAAAAGTCAACGATTGCGGATGCTGATGAGGCATTGGAAACGATCACTAATATTATGCGTGGTAATACAACTGATGAGGTTGTGATGATGAACCCGATCACTGGTACGGTGGAACGAGTTGAGAAACGCGTGGATAAAACTGTTATTTTAAAATCTGCTGCCGAAATACTCAAACGCCATCCATTACCAGTGGATATTAATTTGAATGCACCAACAAAGATTAATATTGTGGCGTCGTTTGATGATGTTGAAATACCGGAGCCCGAATATGAGTAATGAACGTGTGCTGACGTTAGATTTAAAGGACATGATAGCGCCACGTTTTTATCATATGTATTATGACATGATGAGAATAGCGCATTCAAATTACTATTTTGTTGGTGGCCGTGGTTCTACTAAGAGTTCGTTTATTGCCGTTATGCTGATGTTAATGCTGGAGGAAGATAGTAACGCTAGTGCTGCAGTATTAAGACGAGTTGCTGATACCTTACGTGATAGTGTGGTGGCTCAATTAAAATGGGCAATTAATAAGCTAGGTTTATCTGCTAACTGGAAAGCAACAACATCCCCATTAGAGATAAAGAATATCTACACAGGTCAAAAAATTATCTTTCGAGGTGCTGATGATCCTGAAAAGATTAAATCAGTGAAGGTTGATAAAGGGCATATTAAATTCATTTGGTTTGAAGAGTTGTCAGAGTTCAAGGCAGCAGCTGGTATTCGTAATATTAAGCAGTCTCTTGGACGTGGTGGTGAGCAGATGTTTATCTTCTCGTTTAACCCACCAAAGTCACAGCGTAATTGGACCAATGAATTTGTGGAACAAGAAAAGGTGCGTGATGATGTATTAGTTCATCGTTCAACTTATCTGACTGTCCCTAAAACGTGGCTAGGTAATGTTTTTATCAGTGAAGCTAAGGCGCTTAAAGAAGTTAATCCAACAGCGTATGAGCATGAATATTTGGGCAAGGTTGTTGGTACTGGTGCTGAAGTATTTACTAATATCATTAATCAACGCATTCCAGATGAATTGGCTGCAACATTTGATACGATTTATCGTGGCCTCGACTTTGGTTTTGGTGCAGACCCACTTGGGTATGTTGAATTTTATTATGACAGTACACGACGTCGTTTGTATTTCGTGAATGAGATATACAAAACGGGGATGAAAAACCGTGTAGCAGTTGAAGCCATTATGAAACTTAACAAAGACAATAATGTAGTGATTGCTGATAGTGCCGAACCAAGAACGATTGCTGAATTTAGAGACTTAGGGCTTAATATTCAACCAGCCGTCAAAGGACCTGGTTCAGTTGAACATGGTATCAAATGGTTGCAAGACCTAAATGCCATTATCATTGATCCACGTAGAACGCCTAACATTTATCGTGAGTTCTCAGGTTATGAGTTAGAAGAGGACCGTATGGGTAACTTACGTGGTGAGTATCCTGATCACGATAACCATACGATTGACCCAACACGATATGCTGCTGAACGTATTATTCGATTAGGTGGCTTTAAGCAGTGGAAGAAGTAATACACAGAGGTAAGTATAATGGATATTGAAAAAATCAAAGAGCTTGTTAAAAATAAAACATCAGAGCGTATTAATATCTATGCAAAATTTGATGAAAGCCAACGTTATTATGATAACCAGAATGATATTACTAATCGTAATAATGGTGAAAGTAAGCTCAATTCAAAGGGTAAAGATGATCCATTACGACCTGCTGATAACCGTGTGAGCAATAACTTCCATCAGCCTATTGTTGACCAAAAGGCAGCTTATTTGGCTACAGTAGCGCCACAAATTGATGTAGGTAATGGCCAAGATATCAATGATAAGATACGCGATACATTGGGTGATGGTTTTGCTAATACATTATTTGATTTGGTAGTTGATGCAAGTAATGCTGGTTTGGTGTGGTTACATTATTGGATAGACAGAGATACCAATACTTTTAGATTTGGCATCATCCCCCCTGGAGAATGCACACCAGTGTATGATAACTATCTTGAAAAGAACGTTATCGGGATGTTGAGAACGTATAAAAAGCTAGATGGTGATACTGGTAAGAATGTTTACATTCATGAGTACTGGAATGATACCGAAGTACAGATGTACCAATCACAGCCATACGGTGAAAGTGGTTCACGAGTATTTCAAGAGTATCAGGGCATTAATATTATTGATATCAGTACACAAGAAACTGTTGGCACTAGTAACACTAGGCAACATGAATTTGGTGAAGTGCCATTTATTGCATTTAGAAATAATAAGCGGGAACGTCGGGACCTAGATAAGTACAAAGGTTTAATAGATGTCTACGATAAAGTTTATAACGGCTTTGTTAATGATGTTGATGACGTACAACAGGTTATCCTGGTGCTTAATAACTACAGTGGTACTGATTTAGGTGAGTTCAAAAAACAGCTCGTTGAAGATAAAGCCATTAAAGTTGAAACATTTGCGGGTTCTGAAAAAGCAGGGGTTGATACTTTAACCATTGATATTCCCGTTGAAGCTAGAGAAAAACTGCTGACTAATACACGTGATGCCATTTACTATAATGCACAGGCCGTTAACCCGAATAAGATTGAATTAGGGAACAACACAGGTGTGGCCATTAAAATGCTTTATTCACAGTTAGAGTTAAAAGCTAGCGTTGTCGAAAAACAGTTTAGAATTGGTATCTCACAGCTTATTAGAGCGATTATGCGTTACTTGAATGTATCTGATTATAATACTCGTAAAATCACACAGACGTGGACGAGAACATCAATTACTAACAACGTAGAACAAGCGACAGTCTTACAACAGCTTGCTGATGTATCTAGTCTTGATACCATTGCCAAGAACAATCCACTAGTTGATGATTGGCAGGATGAAGTAAAGCGTTTAAAACAAGAACGTGAGGCAGGACATGATAGCTATGAACCATAAAAAATAGGTGGAGATCATTCATGGATTATTGGCAAGAGCGTCATCTAGAAAACAAAAAGGCTAGTCTAGCAAGAAGTGATGATTATGAACGGTATATTCTCAATCAATCTCAAGCAGCATTAAAAGAAATACAGCTTGTTTTACATAAATGGTTGAATAAATATGCGTTGTCTACTGGTATGACTATCGAGAGTGCTAATAAGAAATTACGGGGTAAATCATTAGATAGCTGGTATGAAACTTTAGATCATTGGGAAGAATTGGCCAGAAATGGCAGATATGAAGGGCGACTTAATTTAGCCTACTACCGTTTACAAATTACTAGATTACAGGCTCTTGAAGCTGAGACACAATTTGTCATAGCTAAGTATGCTGATTTAGAAGTTAAGTCCATGGAAAACACACTAGTTAATGAATTCAAACAAAATTATTATCGTGATGTGTATGAGATACAAAGTGAGAAAGCAACCTATGACAGTAACTTTGACAAATACACTGATGCACAATTAGAAACCTTTGTAAATCAGCGTTGGCACGGTAAAAACTTTAGTGAACGAGTATGGGGCAACTTTGTTAATGACTTGCCACAAGAATTAACTACTGCGGTAAGACGTGGCATATTGATGGGGATGAGTAATTACAACATCATTAAACATGCCAGTGCAAAGTTTCAAGAGTTTGAGCAATATAAACAACATCGACTTATCATTACAGAAATGTCTCATGCTGCTAATGAAGCCAGCTATAAGGCATATAAGACGGAACATATTGAGGAATATCGATTTTTGGCCACGCTTGAAACAAAAACGTGTGCAATATGTGGTGACTTGGATTATGAAACTTTTGCAGTAGATGATAGAAAAATCAGTGTTAATTATCCACCTATTCATGGTCATTGCCGTTGCACAACGGTGCCAGTGGTTAAGGGAGAAGAACGATTAAGCCATCAACGTTGGGCTAGAGATCCTGATACCAATAAAGGGAAGTACATCCCTAAGCAAACTTATAATGAGTGGGCCAATTCTGTTGGCTTAAATGATATATAAACATTGTTATCAAATAATGGCGTACCGTTAATATACGGCACGCTGTACATAATATATTCGCCCGCTAGCATACCGGGCGTTACAAATAGTGTGCTTTTTGTATGCACTCAATCGCGGTCGTTCCGCGTAATAAATCACGAGAGAGGTAAAACAATGAAGCGAGAACAATTAATTAAGTTAGGTTTATCAGAAGATCAAGTTAATGGTGTTATGAAAATTCATGGCCAAGATACAGAGTCTCTTAAAGATGCTGTTGCCTTACAGGATAAGGTCAATGAATTAACCACTGAACGTGATGGATTTAAAGCGCAAATCAAGCAACGCGATAAAGATATGGCCGAATTGAAAAAGATGGTTGGAGATAATGCTGACTATAAAGAGAAGTACGATGAGTTGAAATCAAAGTATTCAGATGATACTCAAAACTTACAGTCTAGCATTGATAGCTTGAAGTTAGATACGGCCATTGCTCAGGCTTTGACAGGTTCTAAAGCCCGCAATAATGATGATTTGATGCGATTTATCGATAAAAGTGAACTTAAGCTTAATGATAAAGGGGAGGTAGAGGGGCTATCTAACAAGATTGAAGCAATTCAAAAAGACAAACCTTACTTATTTGATTTAGGTAAGACAGATTCAGGATATAAGCCGGCTGGTGGAGATCCTGCTAATCAAGATGCAACAGATGCCTTTATTTCTGCAATGGGTGGCACTGTTAATACACAATAACGGAGGTAAGACATGGTTTTAAACTATGCAACAAGCTATCAAGCTGCATTACAAGCAACAATTTATCAAACACTTCTACATTCAAGCGATTTATGGAATTCGCCTGCCAATGCATTAGTTAATTTTTCAGGTGCCAAGCATGTTAAGGTGCCTAAGTTAACCATTGAAAGTGGCCGACGTGATCGTAAGCGAGCAACAATTACACAACCTGTCATGAATTACTCAAATGATTATGATGATTACGAATTAAAGTTTGAGCGTGATTGGTCAACGATTGTTGACCCATTGGATGTTGATGAAACAAATCAAGTAACATCTATTGCTAACGTAACAAATGCTTTCAATACACAACAAAAGATCCCTGAAAAAGATCGTTTTATGTTCTCTAAGTTATATAAAGAGAAGAAGGCATTTAACGATAAAGGGATTATTACAGATACTCTGACTGAAGAAAATGTACTGGATCTCTTTGATGAGTGGATGGCGCAGTTGGATGAATTACAGGTAGCTAATTCATTGCAACGTATTCTTTATGTGACACCAACTGTTAATAAGATTTTGAAGTCAGCACAGGCACGATCACGTTCAATCATTTTGAGTTCCTCATCAAGTATTGATCGTCGTGTTTACTCATTGGATGATGTAACTATTAAGGTTGTGCCAGCACATCTTATGCATACAACTTATAACTTTGAAGTCGGTGCATTGCCTGTTGATGGTTCACAGCAAATTGATATGTTCTTGATTTTAAATGGTGTTCAAATTGCACCAGAAAAATATGAATTTGCAGGATTTGATGCACCTACTGCTGCAAACTCTGGTAATTATTTGTATTACGAAAATTCATATGAAGATGTATTACTTTTGAAACCACGTAAGGATGGTATTTTCTTCCATATTTCTGATCGTAAAACAGGGACAGCACCACAAGGATAGGGAGACAGATGATGGCAAAAAAGTATATTGTTCTACAAGACTTCACTGATAAGTTGGCTAATCGTTTATACAAGAAAGGCGATACATTCAAACATGTTGGTGTGCGTAGCGAAAGGCTAGAAGAATTGAAGTCAGAAAAACATCCCCATCACAATGGTGCGATCATTGCTTTGAATGAGCAGTTGGATGTTCAAGATGACGAAATGGAAGTAGCCGAAGAAGTAGCTATTGAAAACGATGAGGAAACAGCTGACGACGTTAAGGAGTAACTATGCTAGAGGAACAGGTAACTCATCCCCGATATGATCATTTGTTAGCGACATTGAAATTGGTATCTCCTAAAAAGATTCAGAATAATGAGGAATACAGTCAAATGTATGACAAAATTATTGATTTGTTACTCAACAAAGCGATTAAAGATGTGACGACTTATACCCATATACCCGTTAATGAGTTGCCTGCTGAACTTGATGAAACGATTGTTATGATCGCTAAAAATACGATTGATTTGTCGGGCTTTACTACACCTGTTGAACAAATGGTTAACCAGAATGTTTCAAATTTGACTGAAGGAGATACAAGTGTGTCTTTTAAATCAGACGGTGAAGTTATGGCCAGTTTATTAGGTGTCAATCTCATTACAAATAGTTACTATGGGCTTCTAAATACTTATAGGCGGTTGTTGAGATGAGTTTATTTGGCGGAATGGGAAGTATTTTGAATACATTATATCGGGATAAAGCCACGATATATGGTTCTGGTGTTGCAAAGTCTGGACCATTTACTGAAACTCAACCAAAGATTATTGCCGAAGATTATCCATGTAAGGTTTCTAAAATTACTCAAAATGTTGTTCAGACAGATAGTGTTGGCATGATAGATTCTTTTGATGCAGTGTTGTTTATTGATGCCAATATTAAGATACCTGCTGCAGCTACTATTGTGGTTACAGACGTTAATGGATATCAGACGACCTATAAACGTTCATCAAGCGGTTATATGGGATATGAGAGTCATCAAGAAGTACGCATGAAGTTAGACAGAAAGGCATCAGAGGTGACTAATGTCAAGAATGGGTAAATTTGACGATGGTGAAATAAAATCTTTCTTGAGTAACTTGCAAAACTCACTTCATAATCAAGATATCTTGCAAGCTATGATTAGTGAGATGAATGATGTAGGTAATTTAGGATTGATTGCTGTCAAAGAGCGAACCCCAACTGATAAAGGTCGTTTAAAGAGTGCTTGGCAAAAGACATCAGCCACTAAACGTGGCAACGCTGTTGTTGTTGAGCTTGTCAATAATACTGAATATGCTGCATCTGTTGAATTTGGTCATCGGCAGAAGGTAGGAAGATACGTACCTGCTATCAATGCACGCTTGGTTACACCATTTGTGCCTGGTAAATTTATGTTGAAAAATTCAATGACTGAGATTGAAGCGCTTATGACACAACGAGTAGATAAACGCTTCACAGCTGAAATTAATAAATTATTTGGTAAATAATATGACAGATATTACATTGCTTATCGGTAATACTTTAGCGGATATTGATCCTGACATGATTATTTATCGTGATAAACAGGAAAATGGTGCATATGAAACACCATGTTATCTCATTCAAAGATTACCGGTGACTATTGGAAGCTCAATTGGTCATCATGAACATCGTATGTATACGTATGATTTGGTATATATGCCGGCAGAGGACAGCCGTAAAAACTATCTGATATTGATTTAAAGAGTGAGTTATTGATGGAAAAATTCAAACTTATTCAACCTAATTTTGCACGATTATGGCATCGTTCACTAAACATAGTGGACGATGTTTTGCATTTTCAGTTTGATATTTATGTGCAAGACCATGTCTCAGATGATGGGCCAAAGATGAATAACAATTTAATTTATGAAGGAGGATTGTTGAATGGCAACAGATAATTCTAAAAATTCATCTAGTACTAAGCCTGATGATACAAAGGTATCAACTAGTACAGATAAGAATGATAAAGATGTTTCAACCAGTACGAAAAACACTGTTACGCCTAAAGCGCAAAATAGTGCCAGTAAAACTGTTGAAACAAAAGAACCGATAACTGAAAAAGCAACTTCTGGTATTGATCCAGAAGTTTATGACAGTATCGAATTTACTCGTGAACAATTATTAACAAGTAGTTTTAACGATACAGACATGTTGATGATAAAAATGCTGACAAGGCCTGGGAGAACGTACACACGCCCTCAGATTCGTCAATTGTTTGCAGATTTTAAGAAGAAAGGACTTTTTTAAATTATGGCAGGTGGAAATTGGACATCACAAAACAAAGCACGCCCTGGAGCATATGTTGATGTTAGCTCTAACTCATTAACGGCAGCAGGATCAGATACTTCACGAGGTGTTGTTTTCTGGATTCATAGCGGTTCATTTGGTTGGGGTAAGAATGGTGTAACAGAAGTTGGCGGTGGTAGCGACTTCAAAGCATTATTTGGCGTTGATATTAACTCTAACGAGTTAGCAGCATTGAATGAAATCTTAAAGGGGGCACCTAAGAGTGTTCTAGTATTTAATTCTAATGCTGGAAACAAGGCAACAGCCACAAGTGATGTATTACCTTGGGTATTCACAGCTAAGTATGCTGGAGAAAAAGGCAACAGTGTTAAGGTAAGCGTTTATCGTGATGCCACTGATACGACAAAGTTAGATGTGGCCACATTCTTTGGAACAGAGTTGGTTAATACACAGTCAGTACGAAATGCATCAGAATTAAAATCTAATGCTTATCTTGATGTACAGGCAACTTCTGCTTCACAAGGGGATGATGGCCGTGCATTGATTGATGCGGTGTCATCAACGATTACACTTAATTTGTCAGGTGGCACAACGGTTCTAAGTGAAGATCTATTAGCTGAAATTAACCATGCTACTGAAACAATGAACTTTAATGTATTGACTGCCGCAGGAGCAGATAAAGATGCAAATATTCATTTGATGGTTTACAACACAATCAAAAGTTTACGAGAGAATGATGGCCTGAAAGTTACAGGTGTTGTTCCTGGTAGTGATAACTTTGATTACGATTATGAAGGTATTAGTGTTGTTCAAAATGGTGTGAAGCTGTTAAACGACAATGAACTACCTGAAACGGTTGCAGCGGGTTATTTTGCTGGTGTGAGTGCTGCAGCTGATATAAATGAGTCATTGACATATCGCTCATATCCTGGAGCTGTGGACGTAGTACCACGCTTTAGTAACAGTGATACAGAAAAAGCGTTACTAGCTGGAAAGATTGTTTTTACAGCACGTCGTGATGGCAGTGTTGTTATTGAACAGGACATCAACTCACACCACACTTATTCAGTATCAAAGAACCAATATTTCCGTAAGAATCGTGTGCTACGTGTCTTGGATGAAATTGCTAACAATACGCATGACACTTATGAAAAGCAATTTATTGGGAAAGTGGATAACAACCCACAAGGTCGTGATGTGTTTAAGGCTAACCGTATTACCTATTTGACAGGGCTACAAGCACAAGGAGCCATTCAAAACTTTGTACCAGATGATATTACGGTTGAACCTGGTGCAGATAAAGATGCCGTTGTGATGACGTTGGCAGTTCAACCAACGGATTCAATGGAAAAGTTATACGCAAAGATCACAGTTCAATAATCTAAGGGGGACAACAAATGCGTGATGTGTTATCAGGTAAAGATGTTATCAATTCAAAATCAGGTATGGTGACTGTCAATATTGATGGCCAAAATATTGAATTAATTGAATTGACAGAATTTACTGCTCAAATCGATAAGAACAAGGAAGATGTTCAAGTTATTGGCTCATTGTGGACTAAGAAGAAAACAACTAGTATTGCTGGTTCTGGTTCCATGGGTGGCAAGGTTATTAATTCAAATTGGGCTAAATTAGGTCAAAAGATGGCTAATGAGGGTGTTGATACATTCTTTGATGCCACAGTAGTCGTTGAAGACGAAACAAGTTCAGTTGGAAAGCAAACAGTAGCATTCCATAACATTAATATGGATAGTATCCCATTGGTGGCATTAGAAGCAGATGATGGCGTTATGGAATGGGAAAGCGACTTCTCGTTTGAAGGCTTTAACCTTGTATCGGCTTTTAATGGCATTTAATTAGTATTTACAAATCAATTGATATCAGAATTTAAAATTATAGGAGAAATTTATCATGACAGAAACAGCATATAATGTATCAGATTTTTTGAAGGAAAACGTTGAGGCAACAGTTGAGCAAAAGGAAGTGAAGATTGATCGTTTCCCAAAGCCTTTTGTTATTAAGACAATCACTGAAGCTGAGAACACAGCCTTACGTCAACGTGCTACGGTCAAGTTGCGTAGCAAGAATGGCCAAGTACGCACAGAAACAGACGGAGATAAGTATGCTGGCTTGTTAGTTGTGGCATCAACGGTTGTACCTAACTTTTCAGATGCTGTTCTACAAGAAAATTATGGAACAGGATCAGCTGTGGATACTGCTCGTACAATGCTTCGTGCTGGTGAATTCGCTACTTTGGCAAAAGAAGTAACTGAATTCAACGGCTTTAATGAAGATGTTAATGATTTAGTGGAAGATGCAAAAACTAATTAAAGGCGGTAATGGAGATTTTGCTTACTATGCTCATATGCTCAATAATCACGGATGGTCACCTAAACAATGGTCATCCCTAAGTCGTTATGAAAAAGCACTTGTTATTGCATCAATTAACATCAAAGTTGAGCAAGAAAAGGCAGAAATGAAGCGAGCAGAACGTCAGGCAAAATCAAAATGACGCCAAATACGGTGGCAACACCGTGTACATAATGTGGAGGGATATTTATGGGGTCGGGAACAACACTCAGTGCGACGCTACAGCTATTTGATAATTTTTCTAACAAATTAAATAGTTTAGATAGCAATATTAGTCGTAGTACATCACAAATTGATAAATTTAAATCAGCGGTTGAATCCAACATCAATAGCTCAGCCATGACAAGTTTTGCTAAAGGTATGGGTGAGTCGTTCAATCAAGCATACGGTACTGCTACGAAGACTGTTAGGAGTATGACCGAGATGGTATCGCCTCTTGAACAAGCAAAAGGAAGGGCTACTTCTTTAGGACAGGAATTACAGCGTTCTCAACGCGTGACTGATTTGACATCCAAAGCGTTATCAGAGGCACAAAATCATGTCCAAGAATTAGCCAATGGTGGTAAGGCTTCAGCATCTGAAATGTTGAAAGCTGAGAATAACGTGGGCCAATTAAAGTCCCAATTACAACAAGCAGAAAACAATACCAAAGGTTTGGCTATTCAATTTACGTCAGCCACAGCTAAAGCAGCACAATTACAGCAAGCAAGTGGTACGATTGGTGCCAAACTTAGAAGTTCATTACAAAACACCGCCAGTAGTGGCGGTGTTTTTGGTAAGTTGGCTACTGCAGCGATAACAACAGGTAATACTGCCAAGAATGCTTTTACTGGTTTAGGCAATAAAATTAGGTCTGAAACTAACACAGGTGCTAGTGGATTTAGCCAATTGACACAAACGGCAACAAAGACCGGTAGCATGTTTAAAAGTATGTTAGGTGCGAACTTAATTGGCGCTGGTATTGGTAAAGCGGTGGGCATGGTTAAAGATAGTATCGGTGGTGCTGTTAGTCGTGTTGATACACTGAACGCTTATCCAAAAGTTATGGCACAAATGGGCTATGCAACACAGGATACCAATAAGTCTGTTGATATATTGAAAAAGGGTGTTGATGGATTACCTACATCCCTACAGGATTTAACAAAAAGTGCTCAAAGCTTTGCTATTTTGGAAAAAAGTGCTACTGGAGGTGCTAAGACTGCTACCGCCTTAAATGATGCTTTCTTGGCATCAGGTGCTAGTGCTGGAGATGCGTCACGTGGTGTTGAACAATATTCACAAATGTTAGCCAGTGGTACCGTTGATATGACATCTTGGAGAACACTTCAAGAAACCATGCCTTATGCATTGACTAAAGTCGCTAATTCATTTGGGTTGACTGGTAAAAGTGCAGAACGTGATCTTTACGCTAAGTTAAAGAATGGTGATGTCACAATGGATCAGCTTAATAAGCGATTTATTGAGCTTGACGGTGGTGCCAAAGGGTTTGCAAATACTGCACGTACTGCAACCGGAGGTATCGGAACATCATTTGCTAATATGAAAAATGCAGTTACCAATGCAACGGCTACTGTATTAGATGCCATGGCTAAAGGTGGCATGACCAAAGTAATCGATGGTATTACTAATACAATTAAGAGCTCCGTGCCTACTATCAATCGATTTGCAACCACAGCAGTAGATGGGTTATCTAAAGGCTTCAAAACTGCAATGAAGTGGGGTAAAGAGTTCTGGAGCGTACTTAAAGATACAGGCGCTATTGATGACTTACAGGGCGCTTTCTTACAAGCTGGTTTTGCCATTAATGCTATTAAAAGTGCTTTAGCAGGTGTTAAAGGGCAAAAAGCAATTAATCCTATTGCAACTGCAGCACGTTGGGCAGCAGGCGCACTTAAACTTTTGGCGGGAGCTATACAAGGCGTATCTAATTTTATACAGAGTTTAGATCCTAGTACTATTCGGCATTTTACACAGTCATTACCGTTATTAGCTGTGGGTGCTTTAGCAGTAGTAGCTGCATTTAAATTCTTTAAGCCTATATCATTACTACTTGATCTGTTTAGAGGAAAATTGAATAGCTTGTCTAAGGGGATGTTCAGCTTTGGAAAAAGTGCAAAGCCTGTTCAAAAAACTACGGGGGCACTTAGTGGATTGGCTAAGATGGCAGGTATAGCTCTAGTTGTTGCCTCCATTGCCTTATTGGCTAGAGAGTTGAGTGGTTTAGCTTCTATTGGACCATCAGCAGTTGCTCCGTTATTGTCATTTGGCGCAGTTGTGGGTGGCTTAGCCATTATATTAGGATCAATGGGAAGCAAGTTGCAAAGCAGTGCTGTTGGTATTGGTGTATTTGCTGCATCTGTTTCTGCTATGGCTTTGGCAATGGTACCACTCGCTTCATTAGGTAGCACAGCCATTGGGCCTTTAGTAACATTTGGCGTTGTAATAGCTGGCTTAGCAGCAGTATTTGCAACATTTGGTTCAGCATTAACCGCCAATGTATTAGGCATTGCAGTGTTTGCTGCAAGTGTTTCAATTTTGGCATTAGCTATGGCACCGATTGCTCAAACAGGAACTGCAGGAGCCGTGGCCATGGCAGCATTTGGCTTAGTTGTTGCAGGGCTGGTTATCACATTTGCTTTATTTGGTACAGCTCTAACTGCTGCAATACCGGCTATGTTAGCTTTTGGTGCAACTATCTTGATGATTGGTATGGGAATGGGCTTGGCAATACCAGCCATTCAAGCATTACCTCCAGTCATTAATGCGCTATCTATGGCATTTGCTGTTGCAGCTGCATCAATTGCTAGTGCAGTATCTATTATCGTCATGAGTATCGCTATGGCTGTAGCATTAATCATTTCTTCTATTTCTGAACTTGTTAGTAGCATTGCTAATGGTATTTCACAAGTAGTTAATTCTGTGGCTGATGGTTTTAGTCAGGTTGTTACTTCAATTGGTAATGCCATGAGCCAAGTTGTGGATTCAGTATCTGGAGGTATCAGTAAGGTAGTTGATGCTATTGGTAATGCAATATCAGGTGTTTTGAATGCATTAGCCAAAGTCTTTGATTCTATCGGCAATGCTGCGTTATCAGCTGGTAGAGGGTTTGAAATGTTAGCAAATGGTGTTAGTCAATTAGTTTCGTTGCCATTAGGAAAGCTAGCAGGAACTCTAACTGCTACAGCTGTTGGATTAGGTGCAGTAGCTGCAGCAGGTCCTGGTCTAGCGATTGCAGGTGCCGGTATGTCCTTGTTATCAGCTGGAATGGTAACGGTGGTAGCAATGGCGACTGTATTATCTGCAACATTACCAACTGTTGGAACAGCCTTTACAAATATGGCAGCGCAAATACCAACCTTAGGTGCGGCATTTATTAGTTTGGCCACGGCATCAACTGCTCTGTTATCAGCATTTGGTATTTTGGCAGCGGAAATGGCAGTCATGGGTGCTGCTTCTGTTGTTTTGAGTGCAACATCATTAGTGCTAGTAGCAACGTTCACTATGATTACTGCAACAATGATTATGATGTCTGCTACAGCATTGATGGCTAGTGCAGCAATGTTAATGATCGCGACAGGTAGCATGTTGGCCTCAACGAGTATGGCGTTGTTAGCCACTGGAACGATGGCTGTTGTTACAGGATTGACATTAATGTTAGCGACGGTAGCAATGGTTTCGGCAGGTCTATTGATGATTAGTGCCACTACAATAGCTTTGACCGCAACGCTGACATTATTAACCGCCATGTCTATGGCATCTAGTGTTGCATTAGGTATTATGGGTGCTGCCGGTTTTGTAGCTGGTGCAGGACTAATAGTAGCTGGTACTGGAGCTACAATAGCAGGCGCAGGTCTGATGGTATTATCGGCAGGAATTATTGCCACAAGCGCAGCTCTTGTAGCATTATCAGCTGGTATTCAAGCCCTATATACAACGGTATCTTCTGTATTTAGTTCAATAGTTAGCGCTGTAATGTCTGCAATGAGTAATGTCGTTTCATCTGTAAGTAGCGGTATGCAAAGTGCTGTTAGCACAGTTAGAAGCTATGGCAGTTCATTGGTTAGCGCTGGTACAGACTTTGTTATGGGATTTGTTAATGGGATTAAAGGTTCTATTGGAGCGGCAGTAGATGCAGCAGCAAGTATGGCAAAAAGTGCTGTTAACGCAGCCAAAAGCTTTTTGAATATTCATTCGCCATCACGAGTAATGCGAGATCAAGTTGGAAAGTTCGTGGCATTAGGTATGGCGGTCGGTATTATCGCTAATGCTTCTTCGGTAAGTGATGCCAGTGCTAATATGGCAGAATCTGCTGTTAAATCAGCAGAAGGTTATGTAATGCCTGATATCAATGGTGGTAACGTGACAGCATATACATTGCCAGATATTCCAGAAGTTAAGAATGATCAAGTAACAATGTTAAGGTACGTTAATGCCGTACCAACAGCGCCACAGTTACAAAATCAATCAGCTATAAACTATTATGAAAATAGCGTTGAAGGTACGCCTAATATCAGTAATCAAACTGCAACTGTAGATTATATGAATATTGTGCCAACACAGCCAAGTATTGAAAATGCAAATGCAGCTATTCAATATCACAATGCAGTGCCAGAATTACCAGAAATTGCTAAGCAAGTTGTTGGTATTGATTATGTTCTTAATAAAATGGCAACGCCTAATGTTAAGGATCAAAATTCTACCGTGTGCTATAACCAGGTTTTGCAAGATGTTCCAAATATTCGAGATCAAATAGCAAATGTTCAATACAAAAGTGGCGCTCTGGAAACGCCAAAAATTAGTGATCGAGTAGCTACTACTCAATATGTCAATTCAATCCAACCACTAAACGATATCCAAAATCAAACTGCAAATATTGAGTACAAGAATATTGTACCGATGGCACCACAGGCTAATGGCCAAACAGTTATCAATCAATATTTGAGCAGGGCGGAGCCGTTACAAAATGTTCGAGACCAAAATGCTCATATTAATTACAGTAATGTTATTCCGATGACACCGCAGATTAGAGATCAGCATGCAAATCTCAATTATGATGCGCATGCACCTGTAATACCTCAAATAAGTGATCAGAATGCAGCCGTTCGATATACAGCTTCAATACCACATCCAAAGGATTTAACTCAAAACACAACTATGACTCATCAGGAGAATTTTACGGGGAGTTTCGATAATAATCTTATTAATGCAATTATTAATGGGTTTGATTTGGCTACTCAAGCAGTTTTGAAGTTTGTATCAGCTATTAGTGGTATTGGTGGTAGTGACACTGTAAACGTAGAAAACAACCGTTTAAACACTGACACTATTGCTAGGAATGATGATCTATTAGGTGTTCAACAACCCAAACCGGTACTCAATCATGAACAAGGTGATGTTGATGTAATTATTCAACCGGGTGCTATTGTTATTCAAAGTGTTAATGAGAACTATGATGCGGAGAAAATGTTGGCACTGATTGAACAAAAACTAATGGAAAAGCGTAATAAAACTTTAAGAAGGTGAGTTTAATATAGTATGGCTACTCAAAATAAAAGAGCACCAACAAAGAAAGGTGCTTCAATAGTTTCAACAAAGTCCAATAAAAAGAAAATTCATATTGGTGTGTATTTGACTAACCACAAAAATAAAACGATTGAATTACCGGTTAATCCAAGTGATATTGCACATGAGGCTACTTTGGGAAGTGAGGCCAAAGATGTGTCAGCTATTGGAGAGGTTAATTTAATAGGTAGTCAAAAATTACGTGAGTATGAATTTTCTTTTTTATTCCCAAAAATCCAAAAAAGTAAATTATACAACTGCACAAAAATTGCCATTTTCAGATGGTGTTGAGTATATTAAATTTATTAGAGATTGGCAGGATAGTAGGAAGCCTGGTCGTATTTTAGTTACTAGTGGGTATATGAATCTATCGATGATGGTTACGAGCTTCAAATGGGAATTCAGCAATGGTTTTGATGGTGAATGGGTTGCAACAATTAAGTTAACGGAATACCGAAAGGTTGCAGTTCAGAAAATATCAAATAAAAAACTGCTAAGAAAACTACACCTAAGAAAGGGAAACAAAGACCCAAGCCCGCTAAGAAAATTGGTATTGGCTCTGTGGTTATGGTTAATGGTCAGTTACATCGAGACAGTTATGGTAGTGGACCAGGTCAAATTGAAAAAATGCCAAACGGAAGATTAATTTTGTGGCACCTGGAAGAAAATATCCTTACCATGTGACTAATTTAAATGGCGGTTGGCGTGGTTGGGTATCTAAAAATGCGGTGAAATCAACATGACAATTTCAAAATTTATTATTAAACGACGGACAACAAATGATAGTTGGGATGTGCGGAGTTTGGTTTTACCTCCTAAATGGACGACAGATACTACTTATGAAGCTGGTGAATTATCGTTTGAGTTGCTGATGATTGATAATACTTTTATACCTCAAATGGGAGATGCCGTTTACTTCGGATGGAACGGTAACAATGTCTTCATGGGATATATTTTTAGTGCGGAATACAGCAAGGATAATAAAACGATAAGTTGTGTCGCTTATGATAAGCTACGATATCTTAAAAATCAGGACTCGATTGTTTGGCCAGTTTCGACTTTGTCACAACGATTTGAACGTGTAACAAAGGCAGCTGGTATTACGCATAAAGTCGTAAATAATTCTACGTATAAGTTGAAAACAGAAGTAGCAGATCAAAAAACATACTTTGAAATGCTGCAGACAGGTATTGAAAATGTTTTATCTGCAACAGGGACACGCTATTATATTCGAGACAATTACGGCACAGTAGAGCTTCTTAAAGCGCAACAAACACAAACCGATTTAATATTAGGGGATGCCTCATTATTAACTGATTTCAACTATACGCAGTCTATTGATCAATCAGCAAACACGGTCAAAGTGATCCGTGAAGATAAGCATAGTAAGAAACGTAAAGTTGTAACATATGATGAAAAACTAAAAAGAAGAAAACCAAAACGGAAACGACGTCTTGGACTACTACAACAGTAAAACATGCCGATTCAGCAGATCATATTAAGCAATGGGGAAGATTACAGATTGTCGAAAAAGCTGATAACGATATGAACGATGCACAAATGTTAACCAAAGCAAAGCAACTTTTAAGAGAGAAGAATAAAATCTCTCAAACATTAAAAGTGACTGCTATAGGATTATTAGGTATTCGAGCAGGGACGAGCTTTTATTTTCGTTCTCAAGAGTTAAAGACATTTGGTTTTGGCCAAAAATTAGTTTTTCCAACCAAAGTCACGCATACCTTCGACCCAAATGATTGGACGATGGATATAGAGGTACTAATCTAATGGCAGGTGAAAAGTTAATTGATTTTATTATGCAACGTCATGGCAACAGTTCAGAATATGCCGATATTATATTTGGAATTGTGTCATCCATTAACCCGTTAACAATACAAGTTGGCGATAAACTAACATTGCCTTCAGAATTATTGATACTTGGTCAAAATGTCTCTAAAAGAAAAATTAAAATTGATGGTAAAAGTGTTGAAGTTGACCAATCTTTAAATACTAAGGATAGTGTGGCCATGATACGTATGGATGGTGGTCAAACATTCTTTGTATTAGAGAAGACAAGTTAGGAGAAATCATGATATGGATGATGACCAAATAGTACAAGAATATCCATCAGATGACGTTAATATCAATGATCAGGAATATACTGATGATGAATTAGACGATACCATAGCTGAAGAGATTGATGACAGTGAAGAACAGTCGTTACCGTCTTTGACGTATAGAGTTGAGAACGGGCGAATTCGTTCTATGGTTGATGGACAAGATGCAATTATGCAAGCTATTCAAAAAATACTTATGACAGAACGTTTTGTTTTTGTAATCTATGATGAACAGTATGGCCACGATATCAATGAGCTAATCGGTAAGGATATGGATTATGTTTATGATGATGTTGAACGCGTTATCCGAGAAGCGTTATTGGCAGATGATAGGATTGATGATGTTGAAATTTTAAAAAAGAAATTGTTGAAAAGAATAGTTTAGAAGTAGCAATAACGGCTTCCACCATATACGGTGAAGCCGTTTTTAATATGGAGGTAAAAACATGACAACTCCGGAACAATTAGCAGATAGTATGCAACTATTTACTGCTGATTACTTTATGAATAATGCTCTAGGTCGTGTACCGGATAATATTGATACTCGCCAGGGATCTATCATTTATGATGCTATAGCACCAGTGGCGCAATCATATCAAGAATTAGCTTTAAATATGCGTAATATTATTTTGGAAAGTTATATTCAAACGGCTTCAGGCGAATATTTAGATTATCGCGCACAAGAAAAAGGTACGTTCAGGAAGAAAGCAACATTTGCTGAGGTTATTGCTGAATTCTACGACGATAATGGTGAGCGAACTTCTGTAGAAATTGGTGATAGATTTGCAACTATGAGCGCCAATCCTGTGTTTTTCGCAGTCAAACAAAAAATGGTCAGGGTTCGGCTACTCTAATTGCTGAAACGTCTGGCATAACTGGTAATACCTATTTGGGCCAAATTTTACCGGTCACAGCTAATGATAGAGTATCGATTGCAAAGATTACGAGTATTACCGTCCCAGCTCGTGATAATGAAGCTGATGATGAATTAAGACAACGCTTATTAGAAACAGCAAACGTCATTAAGTATGGCGGTAATGTTGCAGATTATATTGATATGACGCTAAAGCAAAATGGTATTGGTGGTGTACAAGTTTATCCAGTATGGAATGGTGGTGGAACTGTTCGACTAGTCATTATTAATAACGAGTTTGATGTTCCAAGTCCAGAATTAGTCAATGAGATTAAAAACATTATTGATCCCAAACAGTACGAAGGAAAAGGGTATGGATTAGCACCCATAGGCCATAGTGTGACTGTTGCAGCGCCAACCATTAAGACAATTAGTATTTCAATGAAAATTGTAGTTGATAATACAACAACGTTTGATTTAGCAAAGGAAAACATTAATAAAATGTTATCCAAAATATTTTTGAATCTCCGTAAAAAATGGGACACCTTAGTTAATGCAAGAGACTATAACTTGACTGTATATAGGGCAGCAATCATCGGTGAAATAATCAAAATTGATGGTGTTGTTAACGTGGAAAGTTTACGACTAAATGGTCAAGATAATGATATCTCTCTTGTCTTTAGTAATGCTTTACAAGAACTGCCTGTTTTGGGGGAGGTCAATGTAAATGGCTAATTATAGATTGATGAGGTTAAAGAATTTCTTGCCAGAGTATTATGACGATATCTATGACATGCAAATGTTGCTTCAGGTGGAGCAATCTCAATTAGATGAGTTACAAGCAGCTTTTTCTCAATCACATCAGAATATGTTTGTCTTAACTGCTGATGAATCGGCCATTAATATTTTTGAATCTATTTATAACTTAAATGGTACCGGATTGAGCTTAGAAACCAGACGATATAACGTGTTAACGGCAATGCTGCCACCTGAACCAATAACACTCTTATATATCAATAACTTAATTAGGCGTCTTAATATTAATGCGAAAATCGAGTCTGTTTCAAAAAATTATCATGTTAATTTACAGATGTATGAAGTTGATGGAGAGTCTAGTCATCGATTAGATCAGTTACTCCAACGGTTTTTACCAGCAAATTTGACGTATACAAAGATACTTAATGAAACAAGTAATACACAACAAGATATTAATATTGGCGCAGCTCATGCCACATCTATTGAAATCGGGGGAAAGTGATGGAACAATTTCAACAACCAGTATTATCAAGTAAGTTTTTAAATTTATTGGCTAACTCATCGACAACGGCAGATAGCATCGTCTTTAAACGTGCTATTGTTAGTTCGGATAAACATAGTATTAGTGATTTGAAAGCGTTCGATGATACTTATATTCAAACAATAAAAAAGGTTTCAGAATCAACATTTTCAGATGTTCAGCAAAATGATAATAGCTTAGTTCTTGTGACAGTTTTCTCTTCAAACGGTAATCCTGTAAATTATGAGATTAACACGGTCATCTACACCGCAACGTATAAGGGACAAGAATTTTTAGCATTCTCTCAAATTGCTAATTGGCCTATTAAGGTTCCTGCAGGTAATGAAGCCGAAGTTTACAATTTAACGCTTAAGCCTAAATTAGTTATATCGTCTACTAGTGCTATTGCAACAACTGTTAGTCCAGACTCTTTAGCCACAAATGAACGAGTTGATAGTAAGGACACTGCTTTGCAGAAACAGCTAGATGATGCTTATAAAGATCGTCGAAGTATTTGGGATAATTTTTCAAAGTTTATGACAAAAAAGGTACCCAAACTATTGATGCTCTATTGACTTTTACCCAGAAGATACAAGGACGTATTACCTTGGCAGATAAAGCTGATAGTGCTGATAAATTAACTAAAACCAAAAAATTAAATGGATTTGATTTTGATGGTAGTGCTGAAGAATACAACATTCCAGCCGATTTAAAGCCAAATTATTTGTGGGATGGCGCTGACTTAGATAATCTGAAAGTTCCAGGTCTATATGTTGGTTATAAGGTTAAACCGAAAGGGTATAATGCACCAATTAATATCAGCATATTAATAGAAGCTACAGATGGCCGCTATTCTGTCAAACAGATGAAAACCGATTTTGATACCAAGATTATTAGTGCTCGTTTTTATAGCAATAACACATGGTCTACATGGGATAAGTTACCTTCTGAAAGTAGTACTAATGATTGGAGTGGAGATAATACTTTCCAAAAAGAAATTGTCGCGAAAAAAGGATTGAAAGGCAATGCCACGACATCTAGCACAGCTGATAAGTTAAAAGAGGGTGATCAGCAAGTGAAAGGTAGCTTCACCTTACCAAATGACAATTCAATGCTTAGAGTTGGTAATGACGGAGACATGGCCATTGTTAAAAAGCAGGGGAGTCAAGGCACATTTGTTGTTGGTGCTGGTCGCTCGTTTATTATTAATAAAAGTGATAAGTTGCCTGTTAATGTTACAGATAATATGAATAAAATATTTGAAGTAACGCCCACAGGGATAGTTATGGCTAATCGCTTTACTGGTTCTGCGGATAAGTTAACAGTCCAAGACAGCTCTAATACAGATCTTGATAAATTAACAACGGATGGTATATACAAGGTATGGGGCGTTAAATTAACAAATTATCGTGGTGGTTGGACCGTTTATGGGACAGTGGCTGTTACTACTTACGGTAATAATATTCAACAAATAGTTTTTGAAAATAGTGATAATACAATCAATGTTCGTTGGTTTTCAGCTAATAAGTGGACTGATTGGGGTGTCGTTGCTAGGGATAATCAAGCGACAATTTGGAAAAGCAGTCAAACTTTTCAAGGTGGATTAGAAATCAGTCACGCTACACCATTTATTGATTTCCATTTTAAGAATAGTACTAAAGATTTTACATCAAGAATTATTGAGGATATTGAGGGGCGTCTTGCCTTTAGAAAAAGCGATGGCAGTGTTGGCACTATATTAGCAAACTTGCAAGGTAATGCTGATACGGCAACTACTGCCCGTTCACCACAAGTTATTGGAATACTGCCAAATCAAAGCCTAAACGATTATAAAACACCGGGTTCTTACTCATTTCAAGACGGTAAAATTAATAATTCTCCCGTAAATAACTGGTTTTCACTTTCAGTTATTTCAATTGGGTCATATAACGGTACGCAAATTTTACAAGATTCTAACACGGGAACTATTTGGATTCGTGGTTGGAGTTCAACTAATACCTGGACAGAATGGACTCAAATATCCGGATTGAATAGCGATAATAAGTGGACTGGTAAACAAGAATTTTCTAAGGCCATTGTTGGTAATTTGCAGGGGAATGCTGATACGGCAACACGTACTGGAATGATTGATATTTCTAATAATACTAATCTCAATGATTTAAAGGATAACGGAAACTATTCATGTGGAACAAACAATACGTACAATAGCCCTGTTTCTAGGTGGTTTACCATTGTCGTTGTGCGAAATGGAGACTATAACGGAACTCAAACATTGACTGATACAAACAGCGGTAATGTTTGGGTAAGAACGTGGAGTAGTGGTAACCAATTTACAAATTGGGAAAAGATGAGTAAAGATAACACTGTCGTTCACAATAGTGGCGATCAGTACATCAATGGTCGTGTTGGTGCAAAGTCATTTGGTGGTAACGCTGACACGGCAACAAATTTGCAATTACAATATTTGCCAAAAGGTTTCCACGTTGATGGTATTAAAAGTAGTGGCACTTACACACAAATTGACGGTGATATAAAGGGATTGCCAGCATATCCTGTTTGGGGAATTATGGAAGTTACCAGTAACGGCAATGATGTTATTCAAAGATTTAACGTAACTAACGGGGCAGATGATATCGTATTTTGTCAAAGAAGGTTCGCATTAAATGAATGGTCTGGCTGGAAGAAGTTTTAGTAGCTGGAAACAGCAAAGTTAAGGAGTAAGCAAATGAAAATGCATAGGAGTATACATGGAACAATTATTACAATATTTATTCGTTAATTTAAACGGGGCTACTGAAACAGCAGTCCTTTTTATTTTGGTCTTTTTTGACACCTTCTTAGGGTCACTATGGCGTAAAAGAAATGGGGTTGCACGGACAAGTGGTGGTGGACTAGGTGGTTTAATCACGTCCATTCCACTGGCATTGATGCCGATTGTGATTTGGGGGTTCACAATTTTAATATCAGTTGTTCCCAATCATCTTGGTGGTCGTGATTTTACTTTTCAACCGCTGATTTTTGATGTGATTTCATTTATTGTCACGGTGATTATTGGTTCTTATATGTTGAAATCAATTTATGCCAATATGCAGCTGTCTGGTATGGATATCCCGCCATTTTTAAAAAAGTGGGTGGAAGATGAGTACCATGTGAAATTACAGAAAATTGAAGATGAACCGCAAGCAGCAAGCAAAGAAAGAGAGCAATGAGTATGGATTTAATTACATTTTTTAACCTGGCAACCGCCACTGTTTATGGCTTTATCGCCTTACTAACATGGGTGGCTATTCAAGCCGTTAAACAAACTAAAGTGGATAATCGTTATCTACCGTTAATTTCAATTATTTTAGGCACTTTGATTGGTTTTATAGCGGCCCACTTCATTTATGTCACAGATGCTTGGTTAGGGGCAGCGTTCGGCTTTATTTCTGGGTTTGCTGCTACTGGCCTAAACGAAACACTTAATCACTATGCTTTTAATCCTAAGGAGGAAAAATAATGGCTTATAATGTTGCTGCAGCGATTGCAAATATGCGATCAGGAAAAGGTCGCACGATTTATTCAATGAATTACCGTCAAAACGAGAACCCACGAATGCGAGATTGTTCAAGTTCGATTGCTGAAGCACTTTTGGCTGGTGGTGTTAATGTTTATTATGCTAACGGAATGGCACCCAACACAGTTGGTATGTTGCAAATGGAAGGAACCAAGTTCCAACGGATTACTGAGGCACAAGCCCATACAGGAGATATCTGTATTATGGGTGGTCGTGGTGGTAACGGGGGTGCTGGACATGTCTTCATGCTAACGTCTGATAGTGATGAAATTGAATGTACCCCCAATGGTTGGAATGGTGCGGGCGTCTATGTTGATGCCTCTTCAGTTGTTACTGCTTATGCTATTAATGAAGGTAACTATGGTTATTTGAAAACGATCGGTTGGCAAATGGATTGGTTCCGACCTATTGCCGGTGGTACTGCAACAAACGGTAGTCATGCCATTCAAAAGAGTAATAGTAATCCGGTCGACCAGGTACTGGATATTGGCTCTAAAGTACGCTTTGATGGTTTTTATCATTTGGATTCGATGCAAGAATATGGTGATGAGGGGAAGTACTATGCTTACAACCAACAGATTAGTTATGGTTTGCCCGACTATAATAACTACATCCCCATTAGTGAGTTAACTGAAGTTGATAAGAATGGAAAACCAACCAAGGATCAGTTGTTTGATTTCAAGCCAGGCTGGTTGGAAAATACTTACTTCCGCTTTAATGGTACTTACAAGGTGATCGATATTGATGAAGAGAACAATGCCGTATGTATTGAAATTGGTGGGGAACCCGTTTGGACTACAGCAGCAGTATCAGGACTAAAAGAAGTTAAATAGAAACTAAAAAACACCTCGCTTAGTTGCGGGGTGTTTTTATTTGAATTTCCTTACAAATTATATTTGTGTAAATCAACATCCTCTAAAATAAATGTGAATGTTTTTCCCGTTGGTAGGATACTTTTGAATTCTCTGCCTTGACATTTAATTGCAACTTCATCCGACTGTATATTTTTGATCAGTTGTTTTAAGTCCTCAGCTGTCTCTACGTTACCATTACTGTCGGGTGTAAAAGTTAAAGAATTATTATCAATTTCTATATTGTAGCGATAATTTGATTTCGTATCGTTATTTCCAAGATTGTCGGCTAACAAATTTTTTCTAGTAGAGAAAAGTAAGTCGATATGCTTAATAGGTAGTAGAGCATTATTTAGTTCATATAATATACGTTCTTTTTTCAT